TTCAAACACCTCCTATTTCTTCAACGTGGCAGTACTGCCACCCTTAACTCTTTCATATTCCATCTGCGTGACTGTATCCACTGTGTGCTGACCTTTGTCGTCAAGTCCTCGATATATATCTAAGTGTTCACGCTCGTGATCGGTAAGGATGTAAGAATCATTTTCTAGTTCTTCCCATCCCATAAGATATTGAGGGGTACATTTCAAAACCTTGGCTAATGGTGGAACAATATCGGTAGGTAATTTTTTTATACTTTCCGATTCATACCTCATCACAGTAGTTTTGTTAACTCCTAACGCATTTGCAACATCTTCCAATGTCAGTTTTAATTGTTGTCTTCTTGATTTAATTCGTTCTTGTATTGTCTTCATGTTTACAAACCTTCTCATTTCTAATCTAAGTATAAAAAGAAAATTGCAAAAAAGCAACAAAAATCGTTGACATAATGCAACACTGGTATATAATGTTAATGAAGTTGCAAGAACGCAACATGAAAGGAAGGAGTATTATGAAAGTGAATGTAAAGTTGTTAGAAGAAGAAATGGATAAAAAGCATGTATCTGTATCGGAATTGGCAAGAATGAGCAATGTTGATAAGTCTACTATAAGCAGATTATTAAACGAACAAAGAGCGTGTTCGATTGCTACAGCTCAAGCTGTAGTACAAGCATTGGATATTCCGTCTAAAAAAGCAGGACTTATTTTTTTAGCACGGAAGTTGCATAAATGCAATTTGTAAATTAATTAAGTACTACCAACGACTACCACAGAAAGGAGAAAAAATATGGCTACCACAAAAACTAAAACTAAAGAAAAAGAACTTGAATTGTCTCCGTTCGCAAACAACGGACATGCTACAGAGTATACAAGAATGATGCATCGTTATGCTGATCTTGACAAAAAGGAGAAGGCGGTGCGCAGAAAGCAATGTTTCGCAAACTGGATGTTGTTTGTGAGCGTTGTATTGGTGATTGGATGTGTGATTGGTACTGCATTCGTTTGTAGAACTATCCAGTCTATCGGAATCTAGAAAGGAGATTGTTATGAGGGGTATTAAAGTTGTATCTCGTCAGGAATATGACGAAGAAATTGAAGGTAAGATCCAAAAGTTGACAAAGTATGCATACATCACGCAAAAAGATTTGTCAGAAATCATTGGCTGTAGCAGCGCGACTGTGAAAACCGAGTTGAACAAGTTGGGTGTTGAATCTAATTGCTTCGGATGGCCAACAATCAAGGTAATTAATGTTCTTGGCTTGCAGCCTTATTTGGACAACCTGATCAAGCTGCGTAAGCCATGCAGAGCATAAAAAAGACCACTTCAAAGGAAAGTGGCCAATCAAAAAATAACAACTAAATTATAAATTATTTTCTCGGGTTCTGCAACCTGGGTATCACCACAAATTGACGTGATCCGCACTCGCTTTCTACATAATGTATTTTTTGCTCTAGCACGTCAAAAAAAGTTAATGGATTGTTTCTGTAACTTATCTTCCTTTTTAACAAGACTTACGCGGATTGTGGTATCTAGGTTGCAGAGTTCGAGATCTAGTAAGGAGAAAAATAAGATGGAAACATTACACGTTAATAGAGATAAAGATGATGTTATCGAAGAAAGTAAAAAAATTGATGAGATACATGAGGGAATTAAGCAGTTCCAGAAGGAGTGTCGGAAAGCAAAATCAAACAAAGAAAAAGATGAACTCGTGCAAAGGTTCAATGAATTCGTTGGAAGTTTCGGCGCTGCTTTTGAATTGAAAGTGTTTGCTACAGTGGATGGGCCAATTATTGCTAGTGAAGCAAAAGCAGGTGCTACTTTTTTTAAATTTTTCGAGGATATGGATTCAGATGAAATTACCGAATGCTTATCGGAATGTACAAAAGCCTTTGGAAGGGAATTCCAAAAGTATCTAAAGGAGTATAAAGAAAAAGACAGTGCGGAAAATAGGCACTGTATCCATTAGATTCACACCTAAAGGGGGTGATGGAATGGAAAATCGTGGAGGCTACATTAAGCTATTTCGGCAGATTGTCGACTGGGAATGGTATGACGACATTCCCACTTGTCGGCTATTTATACACTTGCTATTAAAAGTAAATCATGCCGATCGTAACTGGCAAGGCAAAAAAATAGAAAGGGGTTCGTGCATTACAAGTTTTGCGAGTTTAAGCACTGAAACAAAATTGAGCGTCGAACAAATAAAAAGAGCACTCAAAAATTTAATGAAAACAGGCGAGATTAAAAAAATCTCAACAAACCAAAACACGCTCATAATCGTTACAAAATACGATGATTATCAGTGCTTCGCTAACGTTGACAACAAGCAAACAACAAACGAACAACACGAGGACAACATGCAGAAAACAAACGAGCAACAAACAGACAACAAACGAACAACAACAAACAATAATGTAAAGAATATAAAGAATGATAAGAATAATAATAATTTATATTGTTCTTCTGACGAAGAACTAGAAATGAATCAAATTATTAGAACCATTGTTGAAATCCTGAATATTGAAACGGAGAAAGAATTTTCTCCTGATGCTAAATTAACTAGAAAGTTGATTCAGGACAAATTGAATGCTGGATATAGCTTGGCAGATTTTAAATGTGTAATTGAAAAGAAATGCGATGCATGGAAGGCTGATCCAGTGATGAAATCTTATTTGAAACCAAGCATTTTGTTTGGAAATAAGTTTGATGAATATCTGAATGAGTGAGGTGTCGTGAATGAATATTGTTAAAGCAATCAAATTAGCTAAAAAGAGGAAAATGGGATTTGTAAGAAAAAATAGTCGTGATCACAAAAAAGGCGCTTATTTATATCCAACAAACATAACAATTTACAAAATCGCAGTTTATCTTCCAGAACGGAATGAATATTTAAGATTTTGGAATCCAATGACAGACGATCTCATGGCTAAGGATTGGATTCTGGTTAAACCTAAAAAGGTATTTAGTAAAGCATATAGTTCTGATGAGTTAAAAGAAATGGGACTAAGTGAAATCGTATCAGGAAAGTAAAAATGAAATGAAATTCAATATAGAAACAAAGACATTGCTAAATGCAGTGAATAATGTGTCAAAGGTAATTGATAAACTATCACCTTTACCTGCATTAGCGAATTTAAAGATTTGTGTAGAAGAAAAGTCAATTGTGGTTACTGGATCCAATGGAACTGCTTCAATGCAGCAGACATTGCCAATGGATACTGGTATTGAAGAAAGTGGCCAGTGTTTAGTGGATGCTAAATACTTTAGTGAAATCATTCGAAAAGTATCTGGTCAATCAATTGATGTTGATTGCACGGATAATTTAATGCACATCAAGTGTGGGAAAGCTAGATTCAAACTTACTTGCACAGACGTATCTGAGTATCCAGGGATTGATTTAGAGACACCTGAAAATAGACTGAACTGTCCAATGGAAACGCTGCGTATTGCTTTTGAAAAAGCTCTTGTATGTGTTGCAAGTAACGGAAAAGAAGCTCAGCGACGTCCTGTATTAACAGGAGTAAATTTAAGTGTTGACGATGGCCAGGTTACAATCGTCGGTTCTGATTCGTATCGAATGAATCGATATGCATTTATTGATATGGATTGCAAGGATACAAGTATTACAATTCCTAGACAGGCTTGTGTGGAATTTTTGAAAACGTTCAATGATGAGGTTTCTGTTTTCTATGACGAGAAAAAAATTCAATTTAAAACAAACGATATGATGTACCAGTCACAACTTTTAAATGGAACATACCCGGATGTTTCTAGAATCATTCCAAAATCGTGTTCGTATTGCATCGAAATGGATAAGAATGAATTATTAGAAGCAATCAAACGTTGTGATTTTGTGAAATCTGATGGAAAACAAATTGTACATTTATCGTTTGGTGCAGAAGAATCTCATATCGATTCAAAATCTGCTGAAATAGGGGAAACATACGAAACGCTTGAAACAGTGGAATTATTCGCGGATCCAATCGAATTTAATTTGAACGGAAAATATCTAATGGATGCATTGAATTCAATAAATTCTGAAAAAGTACAGATTACGACTCCAGGAATTGGAAAGTCATTGATTGTTCGTGGTTCGTGTGATGTTTTAAAGCTGATGAGTGTGCTTGTTCCTGTGAAAACGTATAAGTAGGTGAATTGTATGTCTAAGTTTGAAGAGGAATATAAGGCAATCAAGCAGAATCAAGGATTGAAAATAATCTGCGAATATTTGATGTCACGTAATGACATGGTTTCGAAGTTGGATAATCCTAAGAAGTCTATCGACGGAATGTGGAATTACATTGTTTCTGAAGCTAAAAAGAAGGCAGTGAAAAATTGTGCAATTATCAGTGATGAAGAAGTGTTTGGCTTGGCCGTTCATTACTATGATGAAGAAGACGTTGGTGGTGATTCAGAGCAGCCTTCGCGTTTGAATCTTGAATCCGCAAAGGCAATCGTTAAAAAGAGTGTTGATCAAAAGAAAAAGCCTAAGAAAGAAGAATCAGAATGGAAGCAGGAAAGTCTGTTTTAGAAAAGTTGAAGACAAGAAAGCTTTCATGGCCAAAAGGCATTGAAGAGTTTATTTTTTCAAAAATGGATTTATGGCTCGCAAAAGAAGCTTGTAGCCGAACTTATTTTGTCGAAACACTAGAAATATATTATGGGAAGCTATTAAAGCGAATATTTGGATTTCAATTGTTCAAGAATCCGAATCATTCAGTAGAACTGAAAATCCAGGAAGTGGCACGATACATAGAAGGTGAAAGGAAGTTTTTGGTTGGCAATCTGTATTGTGGAATGTTTGGTAAAAGAGTTGATTTCGATTATCCTTTAAAGTTTTGGATCAGTGACAGTAAATTGAATTTTTATCCGTTGAGGATGTATTCAGTTGAAGACTGGATCAAGCTGTTGAACATTCCGTATTGCCAGTATCAGTCCGAATTAAATCAATCCGGACTGGATTTCTTTGAATACGTGTGTGCTTATCGCAAAGAGCCTAAAATCGAATATCTTGTGAAGGCAGACTTGAGTCAGTTTATTTCTTGCCTTCGCGTTCTTGATCTAAGTCAAAAGAGCTTGGATAAGATATTCAAAGTGGACCGTAAGTTTGTTGAACTGCTTCCACAAATGGATTACACACATTTGATGTTATGCAGGAAATATTCATGGGCAAACGAAAAGAGTTGTTGAAAATCAGAAAGTTGAACTTCAAGCATATACGTAAGTATATGTGTCCACGAGTATTGGAGTATGCATCGAAGATAGATGATTGGAACATAAATATTTATGAAGATTATTTGAAGTTCGCTGAAACAATTGGAGCGGACATGAAGTCTTATAAAGTTCTAACACCATCGAATTTAGTAGAAGCACATAGTGCAGCATATAAGGCTATGCGTGCTACAGAAGGTGCCAGGTTTGAACAAGGGATTCTTGAGAATTACGAAAAGCATGTTGAGTTATGTTACTCAAACGGAAAGTATTTGATTCGCCCTGTTAAAACGAATGCTGAATTGAAGAAGGAATCTGAAGTATTGAACCATTGTGTTAGAACCTATGCAGACGATGTGTCCAAAGGACATACGGAAATCATGTTTGTTCGTTTAAGCGATAAACCGGATGTTCCTTTGTATACGTTGGAGCTCAAACATAAGGTTATTCGACAATTTAGAGCAAATCATAATGCAGTTCCTCCAGACGATGCACTTAGTTTTGTCAGGGAATGGGCGGATAAATTTAAGATAAATAAGGAGTTGATATCGTGATTTTAAGAGATTTAAAGAAGACAACATTTAGACCCGTGGAAATCAGTGTTGTGAAAGACTATCAGGAAATTATGTTTTCAGTGAATGGAATTCATAGATTTCCATGTTTAAGCAAAGCCAAGAATTACTTTGGCAAAAGACAAATTGTTGAGATTGTAGACGATGAGTCTTCAAGAACTACCCGGATATTTCTTCAAGGCTAAGCCATGAATAAAGAGTTTCTAGTTAGCAAAGTTGATGATTTTATCGCATTCGAAACCGAGAATGAAAAGTCAAAAAATTCTTTGGTTCATTATCGACAGGTCGTTGAACTGTTTGTAAATTCTTTTGAGGTCGATGATATATGTAAGCTTGATATTATCGACTTTAAAAAGAACCTGGAAGAAGAGTATGCTCCGGCCACAGTAAAGAACTATATCACTATCGCAAATAGGTTTATAAAGTATTGCGAATTGGTAGAAAAGGATTTGGATCCAGACGAATTGTTGCGTACTCATCATTCAAAAATGACTCTGAAGAACATCAAGATTCAACAAGCTGCATCATTGGATGATGTGATTGAACCATCTGATTTTAAGAGAATGTGCAGAATGGCCAAACAATGTAATCGAATGGATATTTACCTGATCATGAAGATATTTGCATACACTGGCATTCGTGTGAGTGAGTTAAGTTATTTTACTGTTGAGAATGTAAAGGCAAATTATATTACAGTCAAAAACAAAGGTAAGATCCGTGATGTGATTTTGAGAAATGATTTAAAACGCGAAATATTGAAGTATTGCAGAACAGAAAAGATAAAGTCAGGAAAAATCTTTTTTTTAACCTATAAACAGATTTACTACCAGTTGAGGAAGATTGCAGGAAAGTGTAGAGGTATAAGCCTGGATAAGATCCATCCTCATGCGTTCAGACATATGTTTGCGATTAACTATTTGGATGCTGGCGGACAGGTAACGGATCTCATGGATATTCTTGGCCACAATTCAATACAGACAACATCTTTGTATACTAGAACGACAAACAAAGCTAAGAAGAATATGTTGGAAAGCATGAAATATAAATAGGAGGACAAAGTAATGTCTAAAAATTACAGTAACGAAGACAAATATTGGGAACATGACGAAATAGAAAATAATTATAAACTCCATTTTATAAGATTTTATGAAGATGAAATTATCGCAACTGTATTTGAAGATGAAGAGTTTTCTGAATTCTATGCAGATTATGAACTTGAAAATGTACCAAAAGTTGAAGGTGAGCCTTATGTTTTAGATGCAGAAACGATCGAAGAGGCTAAATTGGAAGCAGAAGAAAAAATTCTTGAGCTTGTACAAGAACAAATCGAATATTTGCAAAGTTGGATTGATAAGTTTAAATCAATTGACGCAGATGAGAATCATGAAAGAATTGCGAGGTTGAGTCGTGACAAAAAAAAGGATGAATTTTAAATGTATACAAAAGTAAAACTATTAAGCTTAACTGACGGATATGAGCATAAATTGGTAAGCAGTACAGGAAAGCTAAAAAAAGAATATATTGGTCAGATTGGTAAAGTAATACATACGTGTGTCATCAGCAAGGGTAATTACGTGAAGCCTACACTTTATGATGTCCAGTTCAATGATGGAGCTATATTTTGTTTAGATGAGGATCAGATAAAATTTGTGGCACTTGGTGCTCTAGAACCTGAACCATCAATATCACTTAAAGAATCGATGTGTGAATTAAATCGAAGGTTTACAGATGTTGAATCAGTGTTTTCTTCACTAAGTTGGTTAATAGAAAATGGATTGTATTGCGGACAAAATTAGCATTAAAAAACACAAAAAGTTTTTAGTTCAAAAAAATGTACAGAGAGCCTTTATTCTAGGGCTCTCAGTGCAGAATTGATTTTGGAAAATAATTTAAGGTTATTTGACAAAGAAAAAAGGAGGAGAAAGAGTGATAAACAGAGTTATTTTAGTAGGAAGATTGACCAAGAATCCTGAGATTAGAAAAACACCAAATGGAGCAAGCATCTGCAAGTTTACTTTGGCCGTTAGTAGAAAAGTGAAAGCACAAGGACAACCGGATGCAGATTTTATTAGTTGTGTTGCCTGGAACAAAACAGCAGATTTAATGTACCAGTATTTGAAGAAGGGTTCTTTAATTGGAATTGACGGAAGATTGCAGACAGGAAAATTCACAAACAACAATGGTGAAACAATCTACACGTGCGATGTGATGGTTGAAAGTTTACAATTCTTAGACAAGAAAGAAGAAACACAAAATAATGATGTTAACCAGGAAAGAGAAATGTCATACAGTGAAGGAGGCTATCCGCAATGGTAAAAGAAAAAGACACAGTCAATCATCCAGAACATTATGAGAGTGGATCATATGAATGCATTGATGAAATGATTGCTGTATTTGGAATGTCAGTAGTCGCAAATTTTTGTTTGTGCAATGTTTGGAAATACAGATATAGAGCATTGAATAAAAATGGTAAAGAGGACATGGAAAAATCTGATTGGTATATGTGTAAATACATGGAGCTTAAAAAAGCAATGAGTGCAGCATATGAAGATTAATTGGAGATTAGTGTTTATTATTCTGTTTGGGGTTTTATACATATGGATGTTTACGGCCATTGTAGGCGGAGCTGTATGGATTATCTCAAGTATTGTTAAATTTGTTTGTTTTTTGTTTTCGTTGTATTAAGGGGAAAAGAATGGAAAAAGTTGTATTGCATAATCACACTGCAGAGGATGCATTTGATTGTTTAGCTGAATTAATTAAGATCATGACATATGATGTTGAAAATGGTGGAATGCGTGAAGCAGGCTTAAAGCAACTTGAATATATCAGAGCAGAATATTCAAAGTTGGAAAGAGAAAACTGTGGTTTAAATCAGACGGTTCTAAATTTAAGAAAGCGTGTAGAAAGTAAATATTCGTCTGGAACACCATGGGCATGTTGTTCGGGTATTGAAAAGGTTTCTCATGATTGAGGTTTCAAAAACAGTGGCACAGTTCATTGGAGATTTCAAAGCTCTAGATTACTGTTGTCATAGAATTATAGAATTAAATCAGGAACTGGAAGTGTTAAATCATAAGAAGTTAGGATTGAGTCATGATCATGAAGAATTATCGAAAGAACAAATGAAGTCTAACTATCCAATGCCGACATACCAAAGAGCATTTACATCTAAGCTTGCATTATTGGAAACGATTGAAGAGCGTGAGCGTGAAATTGCTTATTATCAAAAGAGAATCAACGAATGCAAAGCGTTTGAATTGTTGGATAATACGGACATGAACATTCTTTATGATTTATATTTTTTCCGCATGTCACAATATGATGTGGCAGACAAATATGGATTTAGTCGTAGTGGATTAAAGAAACATGTTCATGCTATGATTAAAAATATATTATAGAAAGTCAGGTTGAATACATGGAAGTTTTATTAAAACAAATGATTTTAGCTTTTATCACAGCTGGTGGATGTGGATATGCGAATTACTACATTCTTGATAATTTGAATAAAATAAATATTAGTGAAAATGATTCGAATGATAAAGTATTTGTGCTTGGATTGTTTTCATTGATAAATCTATTATTATGTTTTTTGTTTACAGATGTATTGAAATGGGATCTTGTAGCAAGCGTAGCGTCAACGTTAGTTTTAACGATATTTCTATCATTTACTTTATTTCCTTGGATTATTGGAAAATATACAGGCTACATAAATAAAGCTAGAAAAGATTCATTCGGAAATGGAGAGTTTACTCCTAAATCGGTTAGAACCATTCTGTTTGATAGAAATGAAGTATTGTTTGTATATGTATATGATTTGAAAAGTAGCGAATTATTGATTCATGGTTGTATGGGATGGGAGAATCAAAAAAGCAAAAATTATGAATTCTCTATATATCCGTTTCCAGGACTAGAAAAATTGTCGTTTGATGAAGCCATGAATAAATGTGAGAACAACGATAATGTGGAAGCATATGTGAATGTAGATAAGCAAATTAAGATTGTGATTATTCCAGAGCCAAAATAAAAAAAGCCTATCTAGGCTTCTTCGTAGTTGATGGATTTGGTCTTTTTGGGGATGTTGATCCAAGTCCTGTACGTGTTTGCGAATTGGACGGAACGTTCGCTTTTGTATTCGATGAATTCATAATGTACCTCCTTTTCGAATCAATTATACAAAAAATTTGAAAGAGTAGCCATTGGCCACCATTTTAATGTGGTATATTAGTAGCGTAAAAAATTCGACAAAGCCAAGCGTTGAATATTTTACACATGAAAGCACGCACATGTGCTTTTTTTATTTGGTGCAGACAGTTTCCTTGCTAGACTGTCTTCACGAGGTAAAAAGCATGGATTATAAGACTAAGAGATGGAAAAAGAAAAGAGAATCAATTCTTAGAAAAGATGGATATCTTTGTCAGATTTCAAAGCGATATGGCAGAAGAGTAGAAGCAGAAGTTGTTCATCATATCTATCCAGCAGATGAATATCCGGAATATCGGTTCTGCGATTGGAACCTAATTAGTGTGAGCGTAGGCGAGCACAATAAGTTAGAGAACAGAAGCACTGGTGCATTGACTGAGCTTGGTGAAGAATTGAAAAGACATACGATTCCAGGAGTTGATTGGAGAAAGAAGAAAAAAGATTATGCAATCTAATGATGAACTATGTAGGCTGATACGAATCTATCTGCTCTATTTGATTGGAGCTTATGATAAACGTGATGTGGCCAAAGAGTTGGGTGTGGATTTGGATGAGATAGCCTCAAAACGATTGCTCTGAAAGAGATCCCCCCACCTAAATTTTTTTGACATGAAAATTGGTTCCCTGGGGGAGTATCCATCTTTCCAACTCTGAGCAATTTTTGAAAAAAGGGGGTGATGGCCAAAATGAACAGAGCAACTGTCAGCAGAAAAACGAATCGAATTTTTAAAGAAACAGTTTTATATATGCAAGAAATTGGAACTTACAAGAAGGAGTTCGATGTAACAATTCATAGGTATGCAGAGATGCGATTTCAGTACGATTTGTTGTATCAAAAGTGGTTCGAAGAGGGGTGCAAAGTGACAGAGACTTTTAAAAATAAATCCGGAAATGAGAATATTCGTAAGACTGCAGAATATTTGGCCATCGAAGCTCTTCAAAAGAATCTTCTTACAATCGAAACAACTTTAGGATTGACTCCAAAAGGATTAAAAGCAATTAAATCAAACGGACCTGAATCCGCAAAACAAAGTAGATTGGCGCAGGTGTTAAGTAGTGTATAATGGAAAGTATTTTTCAGAAGTACAGAAATATTGCGACGATTGTAAGAGTGGAAAAATCAAAGCCAATATTTATCGTATAAAAGCAATTGATAGATTTTATAGAGATTTAGAAGACGAAAGATATGAATTCAATCCAAAGGATGCAGATTTCATTATCTCAATCATCCAGAAGACGATTTGCCACATGCAAGGCGAAACACAAGACGGAGAACCTTTACGAGGTACTCCTTTTATTTTGATGCCTTTTCATAAATTCATTATCTACAACCTGTTTGGAATCTATCGAAAAGGAACGAAGATAAAAAAATATCATGAGGCTTTAATATTTATTCCTCGAAAAAATGTTAAAACATCATTTTCCGCAGCATTAGCGTATGCGGTTGGATTACTTTATCGAAAGTCCGGATCAAAGATTTATGTTGTGGCTGCAGCCTTAAAGCAAACATTGGAAACATTCAATTTTTTGAAATACAACGTAAGAAACATGGGTGAATCTGATGAGGATGGTGGATTGTTTCATATAATCGACAACAACAACGAACATTCTATAAAAGCAGAAATGTCTGATGGAATGTTTGAATTAAATGCGTTGGCCACAAATCCAGATGCACAAGATTCATTTAACTGTAACTTTGCGATTGCAGATGAGGTTCACGCATTTAAAAAGCTGAAACAATACAATTTGTTCAAAGAAGCTATGAAAGCCTACGCGAACAAATTGATCATTGGTATTTCAACCGCTGGAGATGATCCAAACAGTTTTTTAGCACAAAGAGTTCGATATTGTAAAAAGATTTTAGATGGCGAAGTAGACGATGAGCAATACTTCGTTTTTATTTGCGAAGCCGATCTAACGGAAAATGAGGAAGGCGCAAAGTTTTTGGATTACATGAATCCAGATGTTCAGGCAATGGCCAATCCTGGTATTGGTCAATCGGTTCGTGCCGAAGACTTAATGAACGATGCAATCCAGGCGCAGAACGACCCTCAACAAAGAAAAGATTTTTTCGCAAAATCGTTGAATGTTTTTACAAATCAAATTGATACATATTTTGATATGAATGTCGTGAAGACATCCGATGCCAAGTATAATTGGACAATTGATGAGTTGGCCAAACTTCCTATCAAGTGGTATGGCGGTGCGGACTTATCCAAACTGCACGATTTAACCGGAGTTTGTATTTATGGCCGATATAAAGGAGTGGATATTTGCATTAGCCATGCGTTTATTCCACGGAGTACGGCATATCAGAAATCGGATGAAGATAACATCCCGGTATTCTGGTGGGAAGAAGAAGGATGGCTAACATGTTGTAACTCGAACGTCATTGAATATGAAGATGTAATTCAATGGTTCATAAAAGTTCGAGACAGAGGCTTTAGAATCCGATGGATTGGATACGACAGAAGGTATTCGCGTGAATTCATTTTAAAAATGAAAAAAGCCGGTTTTAAAATTCGCGATCAGAAACAGCTTTATGTTGAGAAAACGGAAGCTTTTCGTGAAATCGAGAAGAAGTTCAACCTTCAAGAATTTTATTACGTGCATAATCTTGCGTATGAGTATTGTGTTGGAAATGTCAAAGCTACAGAAGATAGCGATGATTTTGTTCGATTCCAAAAAGTAATGCCAAACCAACGTATAGATTTATTTGATTGTTCGGTTATTGCTTGTAAGCAATTGTTGATTGCAGAAGAAAAGAATTCGTCTGCTTCGATGTTCTTAGATTAGGAGGCTTATTTTGTCAAGGAGAAACAAGAAGAAAAACATTAGACCGGATCCACAGAAAAGGTCGAATTATGCTGCGGTAATGCCAGTAAATTGGGAATCTTTATTGTCAGCCGGTTATACACCGTTATCACAGAATCCTGAAATTATTAGTGCAGTTAATAAGATTGCCAATCTAATTGGAAGTATGACAATCCATTTAATGGAGAATTCTAAGAATGGTGATCAAAGGATTAGTAATGCGTTATCCAACTTAGTAGATATTCATCCAAACAAATACATGACAAGAATGACATGGATGTCTTCTATCGTTCGTTCTTTATTGTTGGAAGGCGACGGAAACTGTGTTCTGTATCCAAGAACAGTATCTGGATTGATTGAAGGTATCTACCCTTTGAATCCTGGAAGTGTTTCATTCGTTCCAAATGGCGATTTTGGATATTCCATTCTTTATAACGGAAAGGAATATTTTCCGGAAGATTTAATTCATATCGTAATTAATCCGGATCCAAACTATCCGTGGAAAGGTGTGGGATACCGTAAATCTTTGCGAAGTGTGGCCGAAACTTTGGATCAAGCGAACGTCACTAAGAAAGGCTTCATGGAATCGAAATGGCAGCCATCATTGATTGTTAAAGTTGATGGAATGGTTGATGAGTTTTCTAATTCAGACGGAAGACAAAAGCTGTTGGATAAATATATTAAATCGAATCAGACAGGAGAGCCTTGGCTAATTCCTGCAGATGGTTTTGATGTGGTTACAGTAAAGCCGTTATCACTGAATGATTTGGCCATCAAAGATTCAGTAGAAATGGATAAGAAGACAGTTGCTTCCATTTTAGATGTTCCAACATTCGTACTAGGTGCAGGAGAATTCAATAAGGATGAATGGAATAACTGGATCAATACAAGAATTAAAGGAATTTGTGAGTGCATCCAACAGGCACTTACTCGAAGTTTGCTTATCAAGCCTGAATGGTATTTTAGGTTCAATTATAGGTCGCTTTATGCCTATGACATACAAACACTCTCGACGGTGGGATGCGATTTGTATACACGAGGAATCGTGACAGGTAATGAAGTCAGAGATTCACTAGGATATTCTCCGATGGATGGATTAGATGAATTGATCATACTTGAAAACTATATTCCACAAGGAATGATAGGAGACCAGAAAAAATTGGAAAAAGGTGGTGAGAATAATGGATAAAAAATATCAGATGAGAAGTTCTTTATCTAAATTCAAAACTAGAGATGCAGATGGGAAAAAGTATATCAGTGGATACTTTGCGGTATTCAATTCCAATTATCAGCTATGGGATGGAGCTACTGAAAGTGTAGATCCACATGCTTTTGATGGAACACTGGATAGTGATATCCGTTGTTTGATTGACCATGATACACGTTTGGTTTTAGGACGCACCAAATCAGGAACATTAACTTTAAGAGTTGACGACAAAGGCCTATGGGGCGAAGTTGAAATCAATGAATCAGACCAGGATGCGATGAATCTATATGCTCGTGTGCAACGTGGCGATGTGGATCAATGTAGTTTTGGCTTTGAGATTACTTCAGAAGAATATTCAGAAAATGGAAACGAAGTTCATTGGACGATTAAATCCGTGAATCTGTATGAAGTATCTGTAGTTACTTTTCCTGCATACGAAGACACACAGGTATCTGCGCGAAAAAAGGAATTTAACACAATTCGTTCTAGAAAATTAGAACAAAGAAAAAAAGAAATGCTGAAGAGATTGAAGGGAGAATAAGCATGTTAAAAGTTTTAATGTTGCGTAAAAAATTAGATACGCAGAAAAAGAATCTTGAGAAATTAAGAAAAAAAGAATCTGACTTTGAAAAACGTACAAAAGAACTAGAAGTTGCGATTTCTGAATTGCGTGATGATTCAACAGAAGAAGAACAACAAGCTGTTGAAGAAGAAGTCGCAAAATTAGAAGAAGAAAAACAAGAATACGAAGATGAAAAGAAAGAGCTGGAAGAGACAATCGCTGATATCGAAAAAGAAATTGAAGAAGCAGAGTCTCAGCAGCCAACAGATGACCCTAAGTAAGAAGAAAATAGAGGAGGACAACAGAAAATGACTGTAAGAAATAAATTCTTCAATATGCCAATCGAAGAACGTGATTGTTTCTTTAAAGATGAGAATGTAGAAAAATTCTTATCCAACGTAAGAACATGTATTAAAGAGCATCGTGCAATTGAAAATGTTGGACTAACAATTCCACAAATCATGTTGCCATTGATTCGTCAAATCGTCGAAGAAAATTCTAAATTGATTTCAAAAGTTAATTTACGCAGTGTAAGTGGCACATCTCGTCAAAATATCATGGGAGACATCCCAGAAGGTATTTGGACTGAAATGTGTGGATCATTGAATGAATTGGATTTGAAATTCAACAACATTGAGATGGATGGATACGCAGTAGCAGGATTCTTTGTTGTATGCAATGCAGTATTGGAAGATAGTGATGAGGATTTAGCTACAGAAATCATTTACGCACTCGGTAAGGCAATGGGTAAAGCGTTGGATAAAGCAGTTTTATTCGGTTATGGAGTTAAGATGCCACTTGGTATCGTTACTCGATTAGCGCAAGAAGTACGTCCAAACGATTATCCTTCAACAGCTAGAGCATGGAAGGATTTGCATGTTACAAATATTTTAAAGGGCAGTGCTAACCTTACCGGAAAAGAATTGTTTAAAGATATTATCAAAAAATCAACATGTGTAATCAATGATTATTCTTCTGCAGGATTAACATGGGTAATGAACGAAAAGACGCATAAATTATTGATGGCAGAATCATTGGATGCAGATATGAATGGTGCTATTGTTGCGGGAATGCAGAATACAATGCCTATTGTAGGTGGTGAAATTGTTGAGCTTAACTTTATTGCAGACAACAATATTATCTTCGGACACTTTGATTTATACACATTAGGAGAACGTGCCGGGGCTAAGATTGATCAGTCTGAACACGTTAAGTTCTTAGACAATCAGACAGTGTTCCGTGGAGTAGCTCGCTATGATGGAAAGCCTGCAATCGATGAAGGATTCGGTGTAATGACAATCGATGGAAAAGCACCAGTAACATCAGCAACATTCCGTGCAGATGATGCGAATGATGCAACTTTAACATCATTGACTCTTGGCTCAGAAACATTGGCGTTCAATGCAAACACTTACGAGTATGAAGTAAGCGCAACTGCAGCAAATGCTGTTGTAAATGCAGTTCCAGCTCAAGAAGGAGCATCAGTGACTATTATGTATGGCGGAAAGAAATACAATAATGGCCAGGAATTAACATTAGAAGGTTCTAAGAACTTAGTTGTTACTGTTAAGAACGGTATGTCAAAACTTGTTTATACTGTAAAAGTCACAAAGGGGTAATAAATAATGGATTTTGGAGAAGATACTGAACTAACTGTCCTGAAGCAGAATCTCCAAATGCTGCCAACAAATGCCAATGATGAATATCTAAAAATGTTGTTGAAGCAAGCTTCTTCGCTTATGACAAGAGAAGGAATCGTCGATGATGATTCCTTTGATTATTATATGGCGAAGATTGACTACGCAGCATTCTTATTCAGAAAAAGAGCTAATAAAGATAGCCCACTAGCTATGCCTAGATCTCTTAGATATGAATTGAACAATATTCTGTGGTCACAAAAAGGAAGATAATGACATTTGATGATGGAATTCTGAAGATTTATGAGCGTGTATTAGTGCAGGATAAAGGCTTTATGCCTGTATCTAAGTTACGCCTTAAATCTTCTTATTATTTTTCTTATGAAGTAATTGGTGTTACAAAGTTTTATGAAGCTAAAAAAGCACAGGATAGACTGGATGAATCTGTATCTATTTACAGAGACCGTTCGATTACATATAACGATGTTGTTGTTTTGGAAGATGGTACACAGTATCAGATTTCACAGATTCAACATACATTTGATGATAATGGTATACAAATTACTAAGCTTACATTGATGCATTTAAATGAAAAGTTTGAATTCGAAGCTTAAAGAGTTTGCAGAATTACTGCGGTATACAAGCACTAATGAAATTTACCATTATGATGCGACAGGGGATAAAGGCGATAGATATATAGTTTGGCAAGAAGAAGGAGAATCTGATTCTTTATTTTTGGACAATCAGCATGATGAAATTGTTATAAAAGGTTCGTTGGATATTTATACAAAAGTCGAGTTCGATGATTTAGTGGATGAAGTTATTGATTTGTTTAACGGCAACGGAGTTCCATTCAATATAATTAATATTGAATATGAAACAAATTCGAGTTACATTCATTATTCATTCGATTGGGAGTATTGATGGCCAAAATTGAATTTAATGATTTCGATGAATATCTTGATAAACTGCAGAAGCTTGAAAAAGATGATGTAGTTCCAATCATGAAGATGTCACTGTATGAAGGTGTCGGGGTGGTTGTAGATGGTATTCGCAGTGAAATACAATCATTACATACATCCAATCATGCAAGCCAAGGACCTATGGATTACGAGAAAAAAGCTCTTGAAAAAGGTCTTGGAATATCAGACATGGAGAGCAAGGGCGATGATATCAATGTCAAAGTTGGTTTTGCCGGATATTCAAGTCATAAAACGAAAAAGTATCCAAAGGGAGTTCCGGTCCCATTGATTGCTAGATCAATCTTGAGAGGAACGTCTTTTCGTCCTAAAAATGATTTTGTAGGTCGTGCAGTCCGGAAAAATAGAAAAAAGAGTGTTGAAACAATGGACAGTAAAATGAATGAATTATTCAAAAAGGAGATGAACAAATAATGGCAAAAAAAGGTTTATCAAAATTAATTATTGCGAAATATAGTCATTCAGACGGTACTACTACTTATTCAGAAGGTAACATCCCTGAAAAGATGAGTGAGTATAGTCTTGATATTACGACTACTGACAATAATAATTTATATTTAGACAATGAAATTGCAGAATCGGAAGGTGGAGAGTTCAAAGAAGGAACTTTGACCATTACCACTGGTGAATTGATGCCTGCTACATCTAAACTTTTATTGAGTATTAAAGAAAATAAAATTACAGTTGGTGGGGAATCTGTGACTGAATATGTATTTGATGATAATACGAAGTCAATTGAAGTTGGATGTGGGCTTATTGAACTGCATCAAAATAACAATGAAGAATTCTATCGTGCAATTTGGTTTAATCGTGTTAAATTTAATATTCCAGGTGGTTCTGCGAAGACTAAAGAAGATACAGTCGATTGGCAGTTGCCTGAAATCACAGGATCCGTAATGCGTGATGCAGCAGGTGATCATGCATGGCAATGCTACGCAGATTTGCCTGATGAAGCAAAAGCCGTTGCGTACTTGAAACAAAAGGCAAATATCGTTGCATAAGGTGACTTATGGACATGAATATTCAATTTATTGACATTGGAGAATATAGATATCCAATGTCTTTTTCTTTAGCTTGCGTATCTCAAATGGGAAATTTTACTCAAGCAGCTAAAAAGATTGAAGAAGGTCAAGACGTGGCTGAAGCTGCAAACATGATGATCAGCATGCTTTATCTAATGATTGATTCAGGATGTGCGTTTATGAATATCATGCGACAAAAGTATGATAGAGCACCAATTGGCGAAGATGGATTATTGGAGCCGATTCCAAAAGATACAATTGGGTACTTGATTCCTTCTGATCCAGAAGAATTGAAGGCAATTGTTGCAAAAATCAAGAAATGTATTTCCAAATCAAAAGAAAGAAAAATCCAGGCTAAGCCTTTAAAATCTTCAAAAAAAAAGAAGAAAAAAAGCTTCAAGGTGATTCAAGCAAATACTTAATGGTAAAAGCCTATAAGATTGGTATTCCATCCAACGAGTTTCTAGTGATGCCGTTAGGCTATTTAGCGGATCTAACGGATGCTTCGGTCATTCTAGATGGATATGCCGACGAATATATAGAGCCAGAATATATTAATGTGGATTTGAGGTGATGATATGGCTGGATATGATATTGGACCAAAGATTTCAATTAAAGGTGAATCCGAATTTAATCAATCCATTTCTAAAATCAATCAGAACTTAAAAGAGTATGGGTCTGAATTAAAAGCTGTATCAAGTGAATTTGATGCTCAAGCGGATAGCATGGAGTCGTTGACTGCAAAGAATAAAGTTTTGAAGAAACAATATGATGAACAGTCAGATAAAATGAAGCTTTTATCGGATCAGATAAAAAAACAAACGGATTATCTTGAGGCACAGGCCAAAGAAATTCAACAATTGACAAATGAATATGGTGAGAATTCAAGTCAAGTTCAGAAAGCAGAAAAAGCTTATGCGAATACGGAATCAACGATTTCTAAATTGAAGACTGCATTTAATGAGACAACTGCTTATGCCAATAAATTATCGTCTGAAATTTCAGACAATGATTCTAAATTGGATGATTTGGCAAAAAGTGCAAGTGATGCATCGACTCAAGTCGAAAAAGTAGGAGATAGTTCAGAACAAACTGGTGAAAAGTTAAAAAAGACTAAGACAGATGTTCAACAACTTAAAGATAGCTTTAACATGCAAGAGGCTGCTCAGCAAGTATCTGATTTTGCATCTGGAATGGTTGAAAATATCAAAGGAGCAGTAGAAGAATCTAAAGAGTATTTAAAAATCATGGGTTCTTTAGAAGTTTCTTCTTCTCATTTAAATTACACTACGAATGAAACAAAACAGACCTATAAGCAGCTTATTGGAGTGTTAGGCGATACGCAATCTGCTGCTACAACTACTGCAAACTTACAGGCAATTGGCTTGGTGCAAAGTCAGTTAACGCAAATCACTAAGGGTGCAATTGGTGCCTGGGCACGGTATGGAGATTCGATTCCAATTGATGGCTTGGCTGAGTCAATCAACGAGACAATCAAGACAGGTACAGTTACCGGTAATTTTGCGGATATGTTGAATTGGGCTGGTACATCCGAAGATGAATTCAATGAAAAATTAGAACAATGTTCAGATAATTCAGAACGTGCACAGTTAGTGCTGGATGAAATGGCAAATCAAGGTTTAATGAAATCAGCAGATGCATGGAATGAAAATAACAAGGCGTTAGTTGAATCAAACAAGGCTCAAGATGATTACAATGAGGCAATGGCCGATTTTTCTAAAGCGGTAATGCCAGTATTTACTGAATTCACGAAAGCATTAACTACAATTATTCAAATATTTAGTGAACTTCCTGAACCAGCTCAACAAATGATTGCGGTCCTTATTGGGATTATTGCGGTTTTGACTACAATTGCTCCTTTGATACTGGCGGTTGGCACAGCATGTGGATGGTCGGCAGGTGGAGTTGGAGCTTTGGTTACCGCTGCAGCTCCGGTGATTGCGATAATTGTAGCGATCATTGCAGCTATCATGGCAATTATATATGTCATTCAGAACTGGGATGAGGTCCTTAACTTCTTGACAGAAACATGGGATTCCGTTTGTAATAAGGTTTCTGAGTTATGGGAAGGATTTAAAAAGTCATGGACGGATGGTTTTAATAATGTAAAACAGAAAATCAATGATTTCTTCCAAAATCTTGGAGAAAACTTTGCGAATGGTTTAAATAGCTTCCAAAATTGGATCAGCAATATGTTGTCTGCAATTGTCAATTGGGCAAAAGATTTTGCTTCAAAAGGCAAGAATGCAGCAATTAATTTGGTTAGAAATATTGCGAATGAAATAAAATCGCTACCCGGTCAATTTCTACAATGGGGAATGGACATGATGTCAAACTTTGCGAGTGGTATCTGGAAAGGATTTACTGGATGGGTAAAAGGAAAGATTAGTGGAGTCACAAACTTTATTAAGAAAAATCTACATTTCTCTGTTCCAGATGAAGGTCCTTTGGCCGATGCGGATGAGTGGATGCCTGACTTCATGGATTTATTAGCTACAGGAATTGACAGAAACAAAAGCAGAGTAGAAAGCCAAATCAAAGATTTACAGGATATCATGGATATTGGAATGGATCCTTCGTTTACTGATAATACGAATTATCGGTATGATCCAACATTTGTTGTGTATAACACTACAACTTTGGATGGTCGTAATATTGCTTCATCTATGGAAAGAGTTATTGGATCTAGAAGTGTATCTAATGCTTATATGAGAGGTGAGGCATAGAATGAGTTCATTTGATATTTATTTAGATAATGTATCTTGCGTTCGGGAAAAACTATATCCGGTCAGACGACCTGATATAGTAACTCCTAAGCGCAACTACAAAGAATATGATATTCCTGGAAGAGATGGTAAGTTTTTCGAAGATTTAGGCACTTATGATGATATTACATTTAATATCAATTTTAATTTCAAAGAAAAAAGAGAATACCTGAATAAAACTTTTAGAGATTATAAAAGAATGATTCGTAAATCTAAGACTCTTATGATGATGGATGATTCAGAAATTTTTTATAAAATCAAAAAAGTTGAATTTGGTGATATCTCAAGAGAAAGCACAAAAGAAATTAATGCTTTTGTGGCCACGTTTACCTGTGATCCATACGGATATTTATTTATTGGCCAAGATAGATATAGTTGTGAAATGGTGCAGACAAATCCTTATGCACTATCTCATCCTACTTATATTATTAGTGGCGAAGGGCAATGCGTTCTTAACGTTAATGGAAATAAAATGACAGTTAATACATCAGGAACAATTTATATTGATACCGATAGATGCGTAGCCTATCGAGAAAATGGCGATTTGCAGAATGTCCAGGTCAGTGGAGATTTTGAATCTTTATATTTAATGGAAGGTTCAAATTCAATTACAGTTAGTGGCAATTTTAAGTGTGAAGTGATTCCAAACTGGAGGTGTGAACTATGATCCAATTGTATAAGCCTTTTAATAAGAAGTATGAAAAGAATGGCGATTATGTTCTACATCCATCTAGTTGTGTTATGCACGTTGTATTGAATGGGGAATGGTATGTTAAATTAGTACATCCTATTGATGATGTTTCAGAAAATATCATTGATGGAGCAGTTTTAAAAGTTCCAACATTATTTAATAAAGACCAATTGTTTATTATTCGTCATGTAGACAAAGCGGATTATGATGTTCAGGTAACAGCGTATCCGCTTTTTTACATGGTCAAGACAACACCGCCTTTGTGGGATACTCGATGTGTGAATATGAATGGCCAGGATGCGTTAAATACGATTTTGAGTGGAACGTCTTTTAAAGGAATTTCGGATATCACAGATATTTCTACGTGTTATTTTAATAAAATGAATCGTTTGCAAGCTATCAATGGAAACGCAGACAATACATTTATGAGTCGATGGGGTGGAGAAATTGTTTATGACGATTACAAAATCAAGATCAACAAAAGAATTGGTTCAGACAAAGGTGCCAGGTGTGAGTTCGGATACAATTTGAAAAGCGTCCAGGAAGTCGTAAACACAGAAAATTTAATCACAAGAATATATCCGCAAGCCTACAATGGATATGTATTGCCCAATGGGGAGTGTATTGATTCTCCTTATATTAATAATTATCCAGATGTATATTGGAGCTTTATCCAGTTTGATGACGTAAAGCTAAAAGAAGATGCACAGGAAGATGATGCATCGAATGGAATTACAGTCTGCGACACCTTGGAAGATTTATATAAAGTGTTGCGAAAAAGAGCAGCCGATTATTTTACTGAGACCAATTGTGATGTTCCTAATATCACATATAAGGTTGATATTGTAGATTTGGCAAGACTGGATGCTTACAAAGATATTAAGAATCTTGTTTCAATTGGCTTTGGTGATACAGTTCATATTAAGCACAGAAAGTTGAATATCGAAACTAAGGCAAGATTAATCGAATGTGATTACGATTGCATTTTAAAGAAATATGACAGTATGACTTTAGGAGATTATGAAACAAAGTATTTTGAAAACGCGGACAGTGTTATTCAGGCAGCACAAAAGGTGATTGATAAAAAGACATCTAGTTTGATTGCGGAAAAGATAAAAGGAATCATTGATGCGACTCAAGCTTCGCTTTACGCTCAAAGAAATATCGCAAAGAAGATGGATTACAGAGCTATGAAGATGGAAGATTTAGATCCAGATAGTCCAACGTATGGAGCAACATGTTATGGAACAAGTGGTTTGGAATTTTCTGACACAAGAAATGAAGATGATACGGATTGGAAGTGGGGCAATGCGTTTGGGCCAAAAGGTTTAATTGCGAATGCGATTATAACTGGGATTCTTTCAGATAAGAGTGGCAGCTTTTATTTGAATATGGATACCGGTGAGCTTGTAATGAATGATGGAACCTTTAAAGGTATACTGAATACTACAAAGGATATCAATGTCGGTTCAGAAATCAATATGCATCCACGCACTGATGGTGTTGCACAAGGCTCCGTCTGGTCTGATATAAAGTGTGTTGATTCAGATGGTACTGTATTGCCTGAAAGAATTGCATTTCGATCTGTTAAATCTAATGGTAGTTATGTATCACACAGTATTAAATTGATTTGTGGAGATGCCAGCGTATCCGTTGATAATGACGGTTCAATAACTTTACTTAGTGGCACTAATAAAGTTAAGGTGTCTACGAATGGTGTCGATATCATTACCAAAAACAATGAGATTTCTTTAAGTGAAAATTCTAGCACGATAAAGATTGACGGTAAAACTGGATTAACAGGTACTTTTACTGTTACAAAATCAGTAACTACTAGGTCAGGAATCGTGACAGGGGTTGAGTAATATGGCTCATCCTTTTTCTGTGTTCGTTGATACTTATAATGGCACAAGTCATGATATAGACGGTGCATATGGTGCTCAATGTTGGGATGGCTACGCATTCTACATGAAGTGGCTAGGCTATCCGTATGCACACTGTACTGCATCGGGCGGAGCTAAAGATATTTGGACGCAAAGAGCCTCAAATGGAATGTTAAATTCATGTAATGTCGTGAGTTCACCTCAAAATGGCGATATTGCCGTGTGGGGATCCAACATGGGTGGTGGAAATGGGCACGTTGCCATGTACTACAATGGTCAGTACTTCGGCCAAAACCAGGGTAGAAGTGGTGGTGCGAATGGCGGACCATTTAATTTATTAGCGATTGGAACTGTTCCATTAGGCTATTTTAGACCGAAGTGTTATGCGAATGGTTCAGATGGAGAAAAAAAGCTGCAGCTAACATTGATTAATGGAATTGTAATAGATGCAAAATATGTATAGGAAGGAGTTGATTTGATGGAATTATTAAGAAGCGGTTTACAACTTGTGGCCATTAAAGGGCTAGAAACATGTGAAGGTTCTGTTAATGTTCCTGTTATATTGAAAAGTGATGGAAGTAAATATGATGACTATACACAACAAATTCATATTCGATATTTACATCATGGAAAATTACATGAAGAAGTATTGCCATCTGACGAAGATGGCTTTTATATTCCTGGGAAACCGTTTGAGGAAAGTGGGCCGATTGAACTAGCGGTCCATTTGATTCGTGGCAATAAGCAGCTAGTGACAAATGAATTAGCTTTTATCGTGAAGAGAGCGCCAAACGGAACAACTGAAGTAGATCCAAGTGAATACAGTTGGCAACAATTGGTTGATGCTTATATCGAACAGAAATATGACACCATTTTGCGTAGATTGGATTTATTGACAATCACAAATGGTAATCAGACAAATCTGAACGAGTTAATTGATATTCGTGTAGGCGGTAATGGAATTACATATAGTAATGCCGGAAATGCAGTGCGTGGACAATATCTTGCTTTATTAAAAAAAGCGAATGAATTAACTTCACGCATCGATGCAATTATATCTTCAACGGAAAGCTCATTGAATGCAAATGCGGAGATAGTTGACGCAAGAATTGATTTCGAAGGAAATGTAAAGAAAACATTAGGAGCTTCAATCCGTGAAGCTGATCAGAAAATAATGGAAATGATTCTGACTAATCATTTTAAAACTGAATTATTATCAGATTCAGAAAATGGTCTGATCGACGAGAACAAAAATGCAGTCTTAGCGGATTGGTCATATGTAGTTGACTCCGGAAATGTAGGCGAGGAATGGACGTACAAGGTGAAATAATGAGACAAGGAACTACGCCAACAATCCAAATAACAATAAACGATATTGATTTAAATGAAATGCAGAATATCTATGTGGTATTTGAACAGAACGGATATATCTTGAAAAAAGAATCAAGTGATTTAGATATTGAAGGAAATACTATTTCAGTATCGTTAAGCCAAGAAGAAACGCTCAATTTCAAAGAGGGAACTTGTAACATTCAATTAAGAATGATTACAAAAGGAGGAGTTGCTATTGCTTCTTCTATCAAGACAACAAAGGTATATAGAGTATTGAATAAGGAAGTGATTACATGATTCTAATGCAAGATATTCAAATGAATATACAAGATGAATCAGACAATCTTCAAATTGAAATCAATGAAGATAAAGAAACATTAACTTTAGGCTTAGATGAGAAGTTTGTTGAAGGTACAAGTGATTACAACAAGCTAAAGAACAAGCCTAAATTAAATGGTAATGAAATCATTGGAGAGGTTGAAGAAATAGACCCAACAGTTCCAACGTGGGCGAAATCAGAAACAAGACCGATATATACTCCGGAAGATATTGGAGCTATGGCAGAAGGTTCTGTAGCTTCGGTATCAACAAATGAATTAGATGAAATATGGAATAGTTTATAAGGAGGAAAAAAGAATGGCTATTGAATATTTAGATAAGAGTGGACTAACGCTCTTGATTAGCAAAATTAAATCGGCGTTAGGTGGGAAAGTTGATGTTGAAGTTGGTAAAGGCTTATCAACAAATGACTACACAAGCGCAGAAAAACAAAAGTTAAGTGGTATCGCAAGTGGTGCTCAAGTGAATGTGATTGAATCAGTTAAAGTCAACGGTACAAAAGTTGAGCCAAGCTCAAAAGCCGTAGATATTTCAGTACCAACAAAGGTATCGCAATTAACAAATGATAGTGGATTCCAAACATCTACGCAAGTAGATTCAATTGTTACAGGAAAAGGTTATCAGACGCAATCACAAGTACAATCATTGATTAATTCGGCAGTTGGTAATATTACATCTATTAGATATGAAAAGGTAACGAGCTTACCTGCTACAGGTTCAAATGGTGTGATTTATTTGGTTGCACATTCACATGGAACGCAAGATATCTATGATGAGTATATTTGGCTTTCAGAGACAAAGACATATGAAAAGATTGGTAATACAGACATTGATTTATCTGCGTATGTTAAGAAGTCAGAATTAACGGCGATTACAACAAACGATTTAAACACAATGTGGGGTTAGCACATGTCCTTCGTATTCAAAGACAAAGCTTCTATTCAGTGGCTTGTCGATAGAATAAAGCATGTAACTACATCACATAACGCATTGAATCAAATGGTGATAAACAATCACTTTACTACAAATTTGAGCGCAACAAGCGCTCAAGAATTAGTTGATGAAAAAGGAAATACAATCTTAGCCGATTGGTCTTATGAAGTAGCAAGTGGAGAAGTCGGCACAGATTGGTCATATAAAGTCAAGGAGGAATAACATGGTAGGAAAACAAGTTACAGAATTAGACGAATTACCTAGTTTTACAGATACAAGTTTATTGCCTGTACATAATGGCGCAGGATTGAAAAAAGGATTATTATCACAACTAGCTAATTATTTAGGAACTAAATTCAGTAATCCGAATTTATTAATTAATCCGGATTTTAAAATCAATCAAAGAGGGAAAAGCACATACACTGCGGAAGGTGTAATGTATACAGTAGACAGATGGAAAGCTTGGCGCATTACAGTTAACATAGATGAAAACGGATATATTAATATTGCAAATAATGCCTATCAAGATGAAGGAATACTTAGGCAACAATTAGAGAGCGCAATTGATGGGCCTTCTACATTATCGTGCTATGTAGAATCAGTAAGTGGAACGGTAAAAATGGAAGAACCCAATAGTAATTCAAAAATAATCTTGAAACAAGGATTAAACATTCTTCATGTAGATGGTAATGCAGATTCATTTAAAATCACACTTGTTCGAGGCAGTAATGTGACTTTAAAGTGGGCTAAATTAGAACAAGGAAAAGTCGCAACGGCATTTATTGCTCCTAATATGGCAGAAGAGATAACTAAGTGTAAGCGTTATTTTCAAGTATTAAATGTATTTGAAGGGTTTGTTGGTTCAGTATCATATTGGAATTTATATACGAAATTTTATGTCGGTGCTATGCGTACAACATCACCAACAATTACCGCTAATGTATCATCCGCAACAATTAATTTAAGTGGAGATAACACGGACAGAAAATTACAACTAAGTAATAACATTTCACCAACAATGTATTTAAACGAATTAATTATTACGCACAAGTCTGCTACAAATTTCGGGTATAACGCATTTACTGCTTGTATATTTAGAAGTGCTATCACATATAATGTAGATGCGGAAATCTATTAGGAGGAAGCTATGAACGAATATAAAGTATACGCATCTTTACAAGATGGATACATCACATCTATTAATTCAGATATTTTCTTATCAGAAGAAGAAATTCAAACTATGACAGAAATCGACCAAGGGCAAGGCGATAAATACGCACACGCACAAAATCAATATCTAGAAAAAGGATTAGTTGACGAGTATGGCCGTTATAACTACAAATATGTAGAAGGTAAAGTGATTGAGGTTGCAGAAGAAGATAAACCTAAAGTTGTTGATCCAGAACAACAAGCAACGGCACAGGATAAGATTGAGGCGCAGGTCATGTATACAGCCTTAATGACAGATACACTTCTAGAAGAAAGTGAGGCCTAATCTATGTTTGAAAAAATCAAAAGATTTTATGATCTGAAATTATATACTGATAAACAGGTAAGAAAATTCTGCGAAAAAGGAATTATTACTGCTGATCAGTATAAAAAAATCACCGGTGAAAATTATTAAAAAGGCTAGAATATCTAGCCTTTTTTATATATGACATAGGAGAAAACAAATGAAAGTTTTTACAAGTTACTACAACAATGTATGTGGTGCAATTATTGCATTACTAACACTTATCTTTGGTGAACACTGGTTCTTGTTCGCCATTTTTTTATTATTAAACGTAATCGACTGGATTACAGGTTGGATGAAGTCAAATATCAATCATAAAACCAATAGCAGTAAAGGATGGACCGGAGTTCTGAAAAAGCTAGGATACTGGTTAATGATTGTATTCGCTTTTGCAATTTCGGCTTGGTTTATCGAAATCGGTAAAACAATCGGAGTTGATCTAACACTAACAACTCTATTAGGATGGTTCGTCTTAGCTTCCTTGACCGTTAATGAAGCAAGATCAATTATTGAGAACTTTGTTGAAGCAGGATATGACGTTCCAAAAATTCTAATCAAAGGATTAGAAGTAGCCGACAAGAAAATCAATCAGGAAGAGATTTAATTATGAACTACTTCACAAAAGATGACTTTAAAAAAGAATGGTTAGGCAAATCATCTGGTCTAGGCGGATACTACAATCAGTGTGTAACTCTTTTCAAAGAGTTTTTAAAGAAAGCTGGATATCCAAACCCTGGAAGAGCGATTGGAGGTTCTGGAGGAGCACGCGAAATTTGGTATCGAAGAGATTTACTTGGATATGTTGATTATTTTAATTTCGAACAAATTGGCCACCCTGGAGATTGGTTTATTTGGGATTCAGTTTATGGTTGGTACAAAGGAGTCTATTATGGCCATGTAGCGATGTTGATTAAAGACAATGGTAACGGAACAGGACAGTTTCTAGGAATGAATCAAGGAACTAACTTGTCTCCTGCAAATATTCAAACATTGACTTACAATGGATCATGTGGGGTGTTGCATTACAAAGGCTATAGTAATCCTACAAGTGGTTCAGGAATTACAGTGTTTAATGCAGCCAATTTAGTTGCAGAACACGCTATTGCTACTTTAACTGTTGATTCAGTTGCAATTCGTGAAGGTAGTCCAACAGGAAATGTATTGAAACGAGTAAATAAAGGATATCAGTTTGAATACTACTACAAAGTCGTAGCTAATGGCCATAGATGGGTGGTTAATAAAGACAAGACTCAATTCATGGCAATCTCAGGAAGCGAAGTTCAAGGAAAAGACACGTGGGCCACTTTCAGTTCAATAGAAGATGATGCTAATCCAAGTGATACAATTGAACTTGTACAAGAAGATGGTGTAGCTACGTTCACTGTAGATGGCATTAGAGCGCGTTACGACTCGCCAACTGGCAATGTATGCAAAATATACAACAGCGGAGATAAAATCAGATATTATTGGAAGTATATTGGCAATGGCCATCGTTATGTAGTTTATAAAGATAGTGATAGAAAAATCTTTGTTGCAGTGTCCGCAACCGAAGATAAGAGTAAGATGTGGGCTACATTCACTGTACCAGAAGAAGAAAAGGAAGAAACGAAACCTTCTACACCAGAGTCATCCAACCCGTCTAAAACAGATTACATTAAAAATGTAAAAGGATACGGAATCGACTTATCAGAACATAACAGTTCGGACATAGATTTGTCGCAGTATGACTTTGTGATTTTGCGTTCAAATTGGTGGACAACTGAAGACAAGAAATTTGAGTATTATGCAAATAAATGTGAAGAATTGAAAATTCCTTATGGTGTATATTGTTACGATTATTGCGGTGATGAAGAGACTGCGCTTGAGCAAGCCAAGTATACACATAAATTAATTAAAAGTAGAAATATCCAACTTGGTGTTTGGATGGATATGGAAGACTCCAGTACAAAGCCTGGAGAACCAGGATGGAAGGAACGAAACGGATTGTTGACAAAAGAACATTGTTCGATGGCCTGCAAAGTATTCTGTGATTATTTCAAATCACAAGGTTATTACACTGGTGTTTATACATCTAGATCATGGATCGGACAATATGTAGATACAGACTATCCTTTGTGGATTGCAGCATGGAATCAGGATGACGGTAATGTCAATTCAGACAATTCAGATATTGCAGTTATACATCAATACACTTCGAATCCATTTGACAAAGATGTAATCTATCATGATATTGACTTCTACAAGTCTGATCCAAAGAGTGACGAGCCTAAAAAAGACGATCCTAAAAAGGATGAAAATGGTTCAAATACCGGAAAAGATGACTCAAAAAACGATAAAAACGATGAAAATAGTTCAGATTCTGTCAAAAATGACACAATTAATGTATCTGGAATCAACAAATTGATTGAATTGTTGTTGAAAATCGTCGAAAAGATTTTTAAATTATTCAAATAACGCAAAAAAGGGCCGATTTTATTGTGGCCCTTCTTTTTTTATGCATTAATCTAAATCAATTCCGTAGTAATTTCCGAATGAGCAGTTCTGATAAACTCCATCATCTTCATCCCAATCTTCGCAGAAATATTCGCCATACATTTTTACATGTTTTCCATATCCAACTTCGATGGCAATATATCCGTTGATTTTATGATTGTCGTCAGAACCGAATTCATCATGAATTGCTTTATCATTACTTGCACATTCGTATGATCCATTAACTTCAGTATAAATTTCGCACGATGTATTTAATTCGCAGATTCTGTCTTCAACGTCTGAAGGTCTTCCAAAATATCCTTTGAATTTTCCAAAATCATCATAATCTTTTAGTTCCTGGATGAATTGGTTAAAATAAGCTTCGTCTTGATTCATTTTATCGATACTAAACATATCAAGTCCATCCAACGCGTTTGCTTTCTCAATTGTTTGATTCATTGCGTCTCTAATAACATCCGCTTGAGATACTCCTAAAGCTTTGCAAGCTTGTTTAAATTCTTCGGCAAAATCATTTTTGAATCTAGCAGAAATAATTGTCATTTTTTCTTTGTTGTACTTGTCTTGTGGTCTCATGTTATTCTCCTTTGTGTTTTAGATACATTGCATAAATGAATTTTGCAATTCCAATTGCGATAAAAAATATTCCTAATTTTACTAGCATAATATACGATGAATAAGTTATAATGAGTTAGGGGGGAAGTTATATAAGCTTCTCGATAATCAATAAGATTAACCCAACTGCTAAGTCCAAGATTGATTGTATGATTAGAGACGTCCAATCGATTTTGGATTTTTTAAATTTTCTTATTCATACCTTTCCTCCTTACATGTATATTATAGCATAAGGCTAGCATATATGCAAGCATAAACAATGCTTTTCTTATGACTTTTTGGATTAAATACCGATGGACTTAACTTTGGGAAACTTTTCAAAAATTAAGATATCGTTTATATCTTGATTACATCTTAAAAGGAATGAATTCCATTAAATATTATTTATTCTCATGAATTCTACACCTATATTTAAAGCACAAATTAATGTTATAAACGCATTATCTTTCTACGAAAAATTTACAAACTAAAATAATTCCCCTTTAAATAAAGGGGAATTTCTGTTTTTGTATAAAGCTATGACTTATTTATGACTTAAAAATTTGAAATTGCATTCAAAACCTCATCTTCTTCAGTGTCAATCAAGTGTCCATAGATATCCATTGTAGTACGTATAGATGAGTGTCCTAGACGTTTCGATATCTTGTACATATTTACACCCGCCTCGATTAAATTTGAAGCATGTGAGTGCCTTAACGCATGAATATTGAATTCAGGAACTCCAGCTTCTGCACACAATTTGTTTTTCCTGCATCTTAATATTTCTGGATCCATATGTCTATATCCACCAAATATAAACCACGTCTCTTCAAATTCATCAAAAGAAGAATAGTATTTCTTCAATTCATAAATAAACGATTTTGTCTTTTCATCAACTGCAATCTTACGAATTGAATTCTTGGTCTTAGGTGTCTGCCACTTACCACGAATATATTGTCTACGAATATGGATGTATTTACCATCGAAATCCTCAAAGGTTAAAGATAAACATTCAGACACACGCATGCCTGTCATATACATAGTCCAAATCACGTATGCCGTATCTTTCCACGCTCCATCTCTAGATGTTACTGCGTATTCAAAAAGTGTCTTAAAATCTCTTTTAGACACGATTTCAAGCTTCTTAGCCTCAGTGGCAACAGGCCTTGTCAAAGGAGCCATCTTAAAAAATGGATCATTGACTATACCATAATGTTTCTTCGCGAATCTAAAGATATTTCTAAGATTTGTTAGTAACGTCTTTTTGGTCGAATACTTATAAGATTTGATTTGTGGCAATTCGAAAAAGTTATCGATATCAAGATATGTAATCTTGGCTATCTTCTTATCGTTAAGCGGAGACAACATATTCAGGTACACTCTTTTCGTATCCAGCGTAGATGGCTTCAATGTTCTAGATTTAAATTCATACCATTTTAAAGTAACTTCATAGAAGGATACGTCCTGGTCTCCAACAACCTTGATCTGCATGAATGCAGATTCAGCAGCTACTGCTTCTTTTTTAGTGTTAAACCATTTAGAGTTTCTTTGAACACGATCTCCATTAAAATCGGTGTAATAGCAGCGGAATCTCCACTGCTTCTTTTCATTGTGTAGGCGCTCATAAATAGGCATTTAAATTTCCTCCGTTCTATGCTAAAATGAGCACATAAAAAGTTTGATGTGGTAGTCATCTTTTTATGTGA